TTTTCAAGCGTCTTGACTCACCTTTGGGTGTAGCTGGATTCGGTGACTTAGGCGCTATCCGCGTTGGCCGTTACCTTGACCCAGATGTTGAACAACTAGCCATGCCATTTAGAATTATGAGAAACTTCGGCTAATGAGCATCAGTCAGATTAGGACTCGATTAGCTACAAACCTTGCCACAATCACAGGGCTAAGAACTGCTGCTGAGATTCCAGACCTTCCAAACCCACCTATTGCTGTTGTATCTCTAAATTCGGTCACTTACGATGGTGCTTACGCTAAGGGTCTTACAACCTACAATTTCAGCGTTACAGTCATTGTCGGTAGAGCTGCGGAAAGAGAAGCTCAAAGAAAGCTTGATGGCTACATTTCTACTGGGGCTAGTAGTATAAAAAGTGCAGTAGAATCAGATAAGACTCTTGGTGGTTATGCCTACGACTGCCGAGTTGTGTCAATGGACTCAGTTGGTTCAGTGACAATCAGCGACACCACATACCTGGCTGCTGACTTTACAGTCACAGTCATAGCAAACTAGGAGAAATAAATTGGCTAAATTTTACGCACAAGACTACAAGATTACAATCGGAACGACTGTAATCAGCGATGACATCGCTTCCGTAACTCTTGACATCACAACCGATGAGGTTGAAACAACATCATTTGGAAGTGCCGGGGGCTACCGGACTAGAATTGGTGGGTTAAAAGACGCATCTGTATCTTTTGACTTCCACCAAGACTTCGGAGCTGGCGCTGTTGACGCACTACTGTTCCCACTTATGGGATCAACTGTTGCAGTCAAGATTGCACCTACCTCTGGAACTGTAACTGCTACAAACCCTGAGTACCGCTTCACAGCTCTAGTTACCCAGTACCAGCCATTCGCAGGTGCTGTTGGTGACCTAGCTACTCTTTCTGTAACTTGGCCTGTATCTGGCGAGGTTGTCAGAGGAACAGCAGCCTAACAACTAGGATAGGAACATGAAACTAAACCTACAAATACAGTTCACCGATACACCGACCGAAACAAAGAACATTGTTTGCGGCCCATCAGACATGATAAAGCTGGAAACAAAGTTTGACATTTCGATTGCAAGTCTTGAATCAAACATCAAGATTACTCACTTGCTTTTCCTAGCTTGGGCAAGTGAAACCCGAACCAAAGCAACAACCTTGTCATTTGACGAATGGGTGGACACAATAGAGTCCGTCAGTCCGGCAGACGAACAAAAAAAATAGTTGGGCTTGGTGACTCATCTGCTCATTGGTACATCGCAACACTAGCTGTTGAAACTGGGATTAGTCCTAGAGAGCTAATGGAACTCGATGAACGAATGTTGTGGACATTAGGCAGGTATCTGATCTGGAGAAATCAGCACCAAGCACCTAAGATTTGAGAGGACATCCTTCGGGGTGTCCTCTCTTTTTTTGCTTCAGTAGAATAGGTAAAGATAGGTGGTCTAAATGGCATTAAAGATGTACGGCGGCACAAATGGTGCGGTAAAGGTTTATGCCTCAGACTGGCGGTTATTTATCAAGCAAATAAAAGAAATTGACCCACAGCAAGTCAAAGAGCTACAAAAACGCTGGAAAGACATTTCAGAACCAGCAAGGGACAGCGTAAAGGCCGAGCTAAAAGACACTAATGGGCCTATGCGGGGTATGCGTCATGGTGGTCGTACTGGTTGGGGAACAAACTACGGAAAAGTCGGTAGTCCTGTCAGCGGGGCAAAACGAAAGATGCAAGACAATGTTTCTTCCTCTCAGTTGCAAAAAAACAAAACTAAAAAAGGTGGAACAGGCATTGCTCGGCTTAGGGTTCAGTCGGCTGGAACAGTTATGGCTGATTTAGCTCAAAAACATGGCGGTAGGGCCTATACGCGAATGTACAAAATTAGGGAATTCGGTGGCCCTGAAATTATGAGAAGTCACGAAATAAGACCGATGGCTGTACAAGAGTTTTTGCATAATTTAGGCCCTGTGGTAAAACCAAGCAAGCGTAAAAAATCAAGAAATGTTTATCCAGGTTTTGATAAAGCATTACCAGCAGTAAGCGCCCAAGCTAAAAAGGCCATTGACGAAACTATAAGATTTATTGAAGCAAACATTGACAGGAATAACCGCCCATGAGCAACATGTTCTTAAACATTGTCAGCACCTTTCAAGGTAAAGGCATTTCGGAAGCTAGCAAGCAAATTGGTATTTTTGGAACCAAAACATCTGACTTAGGTAAAACCCTAGGCAAAGTCGGTGGGCTAATAGCTGGTTTTAGTTTGGCTTCTAAAGGTATTGAATTTACAAAGTCATCTATTGACTCTGCTCGTGATCTTGAGCGAAACATGTTTTCGCTTAATACAATCTTTGACAACATGGCTCCACAAATGGAGAGCTTTGCTAAAGGCGCACATGAAATTGGTCTAAGCCAAAAAGACGCTGCTAAAGCATCGGTATTTCTTGGTTCAGTTCTAAAGCAATCTGGCTTTAGCATGGGCGATGTAACCAAAGAAACTAAAAAGCTTGTAAGTCTTGGTGTGGACTTAGCCGCAACCTATGGCTACGATGTCCAAGAAGCCTTGCTTGGTATGACCGCATTGTTCCGAGGCGAATACGACCCGATTGAAAAATTCGGTGTTGCTATGAAACAGTCCGAAATTAACTCTGAGCTTGCAGCTAGAGGGCTAAACCATCTTGAAGGTGCCGCTAGGCGTAATGCCGAACAAATTATTCGTATGGAGTTGCTCTACCAAAGAGCTGCTGACGCTACTGGTGCGTTTACCGCACAGTCTGGAAACCTTTATGTTGAGCAAAAGAAACTACAAGCTCAATTTGAAAACATGCAAGCAGCCATTGGAACTCAATTATTGCCTGTGATGGGTGCTTTGGTTGAAGCTCTTGTTCCATTAGTAGATGAGTTGACGCCTAGGCTTGCTCAAGCGGTAACAGACTCATTGCCAGCTTTACAAGGCTTTACCGACCTCATTGCAGACATGAGCGATAAGACAACAACAACTGGACAAACTACTGAGTTTTTAGCTGATGCGTTTGGTAATTTCTTTGGGTTTATAGCTCAAAACTTTGGTGTGTTGTTACAATTTACTGCTCTTATCGGTGGGGTCACTATTGCCTTGCAAGCCTACACAGCAGCATCGGCTTTGGCAACAGCAACCCCAGTTGGTGCTGCACTTGCAGCCGCCGTCATTTTGCTTGGTGGAGCTTTTATTATTGGAGCTAGTGCCGCTAATAGGCTTGTCGAAGAAAATAGGCTGATTGCTCAAACCGGTGTTGCCGCAGATGATTCTTTAATAAAAACAGGTGAAGCCGCTGGTTATGCTGGTGGAAAATTTGGTTACGCTGCTGCACATGCTAGGGATTATGCAAAAGCACTAGAAATGGTTGAATACAAGGCATTAGCGGCAGCAAGGAGTAATGGCCCGCGTGGTCTAGGCGGAATTGCTAGGACACCTGTTGGTGCGCAACCCCCGGTTGTGCCGCTTCCTCTGCCCCTGAGTGGTGGTGGGTCAACTGCTAGACAAAGAGCGCAACAAGCCGCAGAAGAAGCCGCGAGAAAAGAACAAGAGTTATTAGATAAAAGACAAAAAGCCTTTGAGTCATTTAACAACGCAGTCAAGAGCCTATTTGGTCAAATCAAAGATTCCATTATGTCTAGCTTTACGCTTCCAGATCTCGGTAATTCGGTCAACTCGATAACCAAAAACATTGGCAAGCTACTAGAAAAAACTAGGACTTTTGCAAAAAACATTCAGACACTCTCAGAGCAGGGGCTAGACGCAACTTTGCTTCAGCAAGTTATAGGCGCTGGCCCAATCCAGGGTGCTAAACTCGCCGAAGCACTTGTGAGTGGTGGAAGTGGCTTTTTACAAGAGCTAAACTCTGCCTTTGGTGAGTTTGGTAACCTAGCTGGCTCTATTGCTGGTGTGGGAACCGAAAGAGCTTTTGCTAACCAAGGCACAGTCAACAATTACAGCATCGAAGTTACCGGTGGTTTGGCTACTAGCTCAGATGTCGGTAGAGCAGTAGTAAACGCCATCAAGGACTTTGAGCGTCAATCAGGTACGGCTTGGAGAGGCTAAGTGTCAATCAAAGTAGAGTTTGGATTCGCTGAATCTGGGGTACCTGTCAACTTCAATGACATAAGTGCCGATGTAATTAGCGTATCTGTCACAAGGGGTAAAGACCCACAGCAGGATACATTCAACGCTGCCTCTTGCTCTATTCAGCTAAACAACGAACGCAGACAGTATGACCCTAGCTATGGCCCTAGCCCTTATCAGGGTTTGATTGTTCCAACAGGTGAAGTCAAGGTTTACAAAGAAAATCAGATTGTTTTTACCGGCTACATTACTGACTGGAACTTTAGCTATTCTCCAACAGGTGAGTCCATCGCCGAGATTGTTGCTTCTGACGCTTTCTGGAACCTAAACAACCAAACCCTTGCTGCCTTTACCCCAACTACGCAACTAAGTAGCGCACGAATCCTAAATGTGTTGCTAAAGCCTGAAGTTGGTGGCACAGCAGTCTGGCCTTCATCTTCTCGGCTTATTTCTACTGGTGTGGCAACTGTGGGTGACTACGAAGTTGCCGAAGGAACTAACGCTCTCAGTTATTTACAAGAAGTAGAAAAGTCCGAACCAGGCAGACTCTTTATTGACAAGTCAGGTCGCATCGTATTCCGAAGCCGAAACAACGATGTCAACAACCCAAGCTATGAATAC